TCCTAGTGCTCGTGCCCTCACTCTTAATCGGGGTGATCTACGTGACGGCCCTGAGTTTCGTGTTTGTGTGGGACGGCGACCTGTCTACCGGGACGCCATCGAGGGGCAGGGCAAAACTGGACAGGGTGTACAGTAGGTTACTCGCGATGATTGCGAGGGCGGCGAAGCTCTCTAGGAAGGACTAAGTAATGCCTAAAGTTGGCTCCAAGAAGTACCCGTACACGGACAAGGGCAAAGCCGCTGCGAAGCGTGCTGCTACTAAGAAAACGATGAAGCCGCGAAAGAAGTAATCGCGTCGGACGACTAAGTTATAGTCCTCAGTATGGAAGAAGCTGTAACAGAGAGAGTCGTAATGTCATTCTGTGTTCCTGATGGAACGTCGAAGAGCGATATCCATAAGAGCATGTCTATTCTTCGCGAACGGGCGATGGATAAGGTCAAGGAAGACAACTTGATTCGGATCGGTCACGAAGAGAACGAGAGCTTCCGTACAGAAAACATCAAAGGGATCATGGAGAAGGCGTGCTACCTCGCTTTCGGCCACCACACCGAGAAACGCATGTCATGGGGCGTCAAGGAGTGCGTTGTTGGTAACTGAGACCCTGACTCTGGAGCAGGCAGAACGAGACCTTTGCGCGCGATCCTTCCTCGACTTTCTCGATCACGTCAAGGTTGTAGAGCCGCCGCCCGGTCGCGGTATCATCCCGTTCGCCAAGTGGGACCACCTTCTCGAAGTCGTTGAACTCTTCAGCGCCCACCGGCTGATCTCTATCTTGAAGGCCCGTCAGATCGGGCTCTCATGGCTCCTCGCTGCCTACGCCTGCTGGACGGCGCTCTATCACAAGGGTGCCAACGTCATGCTCTTCTCCCAAGGGGAGCTGGAGGCGAAGGCGCTCCTCCAGAAAGTCCGGCAGGTCCATGACGAATTACCACCTCACCTTCAGGGGATGCTCTCGACCAACTCGACCACCGAGATGCGGTTCGAGGACATAGGTTCCAAGGTCACAGCGCTGCCGTCGACCGAGAAGGCGGGTCGTGGTGAGACCGGCACTCTCGTGATCCAAGACGAGGCAGACTTCCACGAATACGCCGACACCAACTATGCCGCGCTGAAGCCCACCATTGACGCCGGTGGGCAGTTGATTCAGGTCTCCACGTCTAATAAGAAGAACATGAGTTCTCTTTTCAAGGGTCTCTATCGCGGGGCACCCGACAACGGATTCTGCGCACGCTTCTACAGCTGGGCGGTGAGGCCGGAGAGGGATCAGAACTGGTACGACCGTATTCGGAGAGAAGCGCCGGACACAGCCGACATGAACGCGGACCTTTACATGGAGCAGGAATACCCGCGCGCAGAAGAAGAGGCGTTAGCTCCTTCCCGCATCCTGTCAGCGTTCGATGCCGACGTTCTTGAAGCGATGATGGACGATACGTGTAAGCCGGTCGAGACCACAGGAATCCTCACCACCGTCAACATCTACCAGAAGCCCTCGGTCGGTAAGCGCTACATGGCCGCAACCGACAGTTCTCATGGCGTTGGCGCTGACTTTGGGGTTTCTGTTGTCATGGACGCCACTACCGGGATGGTCGTGGCGGATATTATCGACCAATACATCGAGCCTGAAGTGCTGGCGTCTGAGACTGTTGACCTTCTGGAGAAATACAACAATCCGATCTGGGCCATTGAGGATAATGAGTGGGGCATCCTTGCGATCCGCAGGGCGCAGGAACTTGAGTACCCGAATTTGTATGAGAGACTAAGGCCCGGGAAGACCCTTAGTGGTGCCTCGGTACAGGTAAAACGTCCCGGCTGGCATACTGATGAAAAAACCCGTTACATCCTATGGGGAGAACTCATTCAGGCGATCAAGGATCGTTTGATCGTTATTCCGAACAGGGATGGATTGGTCCAGTTCACGTCCGTGATCCGTAACCCGGAGAAGAACGGACGTATCGAGGGCATGGTCGGCGCGCACGACGACTACCCACTCGCTGTTGGGATCGCGTGGCAGATGCGCAAAGAGGCATACACAGCTGATCGGGAGATACCGATGCGAAACCGCCGCAAAGAGGCCACTCAGAGACATGAGGGACGCGTTCCCTTTCCGCAGCGTGAGGAAAGGTTGGTCTCGTGGTAACAGCTGAAGCACGCCTCGCATCGGCACAGCAGTTTGATCCGGGCCAGCCGCGCACTAATAACACCAACGGTGAAGAACAAGGTGTTAAGGCGCGTCAGTTCATTGATGATGTCCTGAAGAAGATCGAGGAGACCCGAGAGTCTGTAGATGGCCTCTGGGCTCGGATGGACAAAGACTATGGGGTGTGGCGTGGCGACCCGTTCCGTCCCAACCCTGAAGAAGGGATCGCGCAAGAAGACGCGTATACCTCTAACCAGCCGAGAGTCGATGCAGACACGATTGTGGCGTATGGCGCAGCAGCTCGGCGCATCGTCCGGGTAATGGACGACGATTCCCATCGTAAGACCAGAGATGCCGACTCCAATGCAGAGCGACTTGCTGTCGGTATGCTCGATCTTGGCGACCAAAGGCAGATGCGAGCGCGCGGGAAGCGTGGCGTCCAAGAGCAGCTCATGTGGTACGCCTCTATCCGTGGCGGATACGCAGCTGCACGCGCTCTTCTTGTCAAGGAAGAAGATGGCGAGACTTGTGTAGAAATCCAGCCGCTCGACCCCCGACACCTTCTCATGCGGTTCGGGGCGAAGGAGCCGGTCTGGGCTGCATACCTGACTATGCGTTCGCGTGCCTCCCTCGCGGATGAGTACGACATGAAATGGCCGGGTGATGATGACAACCCAGATGGTTCTCGTCAGGTCCGCACCATTGACTATACCTACAGGGTTAAGAACCCCGTCGCCGGACGAAGCGGTCGGTTCCTCTATGTGAACTGCGTCATCGCCAATAACAGGTTCGCCAAACGCCCATCCCCAACCTTCTCTACAGTTTTCCCTGTCATCATCAGAGGAGTGGGTTCCAACCCCGGCGTAGCTGCCTTCGATCTTCGTTACGAGACCGGCGAAAGCCGTGCGGTTCCGGGCATGGAAGACTTCGGAGAGTCGATATTCGCAGCTAACCGGAACATCACGAACACCAAAAACCGGATGTTCACCTACGGAGTGACCCTGACGGCCAAGGCTGCACAGGAGCGCTTCAAGGTCTTCAGCAACACTGGTACGTTCAGGCTTCCCGACAACCCGGCAGACAAGGGTTCTGAGTTCTACCTATCGCGTAATCAGGGACAGGATGTTGAGTCCGTCCCTGTTCAGGAACTCTCTCGTGACATCCAGTGGTTGAACGCCGGGATTCAGCAGGAAACCATCGGTGGTGGCCTGCCTGATATTGCGAAGGGAGTCTTTCAGGGTGCTGTCAGTGGAGTCGCTCTCTCCATCGCTGGAGAAGCAATCGCCCGTCTGGTCGATCCGCCATTACGTGCGGTGGAGAGCTGCCTTGAGGGAATCATTGAGGCACTGATCGGCCAGTACGAGACCGGCGGATACGCTCCCATACGTGTGCGTGGACGGACTTACGACAGTTCCCAGTTCGACCGCTTCATTGAGCCGGAGGCGCTTGAGGGCCACGGACCGATCACGGTTGAGCTGGTGCCAAAGCTGCCGCGTGACGATCAGGCGATGTGGCAGATGGCAGCGTTCGCAGCGACGGCAGGCCTCGACGGAGAACCGATTGCTGGATCGCAATACATTCGAGAGAACATCCTCAAGATGCAAGACCCGGGCCTTGAGAAGGAACGCATCTACGCAGGAATGGCCGTCAAGACCGATCCGATGGTTCTACTTGCCACCCAAATCGCGTCAGCTGCACGAGAAGGGGAGAACGAGGTTGCTCAAGTTCTCGCCCAACAGCTCACACGGATGCAGCGCCAGCAACAGATGGAAGACATGGCCCGAGAGATCGCCTTCGTCTCCCAGTTTGGTCAGGCACCGATCGCGACGGCAGCTGGCGGGATGGATGCGATAGGACCGGGAGGTGGTGGTGGTGCCGGTGGGGGTGGCGGGCAGCAACAGAACCCAACTGCTAATATGGAGCCAGAGATCATGCCTCTCTCTGGTACTCCGTTCGGACAACCGAACGCTTCACCAGATGCAGGCATTAACGGCGGCATACCACGACCCGGAGCGCAGGGACCAGAGCAGCAACAGCTCAACGCCCTCGGGTTGATTGGTGTAAACCAATTCGATCAGGGGATTTAACCGATGGCAACTCAATACAGCGTTCGGATGCGAGATGGTCGCGTAATCGCCGTCTACTCTGACGCAACCGGGGCGAACATTGACGAACTCATCAGGCAGGCGTTGAGCCTTGGGTCGAACAGAGATGAGGTTGATGGCGTTCAGGAAGTTCGCCGGGACGTACCTCTCCCATCCGGCACCAGTACGGATAGCTTCATCGTCTCTCGGGAGGGAACCCTTCAGACTCCTTCTGGAGTCGACATCTCGGCCCAGCTCGTGCGGCAGTTCAACAACTACGGGTCTGGTTGGACCGCAGGAATGATGAACGAACGTGCGAGTCCGACGGGGGATGTGGGGGATGAAGTGGCGACAGCACTACCAAAGGACTCCGGTCCCCCCGGCGATTATGAAGTAGGAATGGGCGCATCGGGGTTTGGTGATTTCAACCCTGCCCTCACCCCAGACACGAGCGTACCTACTGAACAAGAACCCATCTTTGGAGTACCGGCAACCTTCCGTGAAGCTCTAAGCAACCTCGGGATTAGAGCTGGGGCCGGTGGTTCCCGCGCAGAGCGTGACGTTGGCGAGCGCTTCCAGAACCCGCTTTACCTGACCAGTCAGATTCAGAACGCTCTCGGACTTGTGCCTAACGCAGGAGTCGGGCAAACCCCGTTTGCAGAGACTCTTGCGCGTGCGGGTGAGGGTGGAGTTGGGGGGTATATGCCCGCTATAAGGAACGCCTTCGGTGCTCTGCGTGGTTGGGGTGACAGCGCCGCAGAACAAGAGGGACTCGGCTCCGAGCAACTCTCGGATATCAGAGGATTAGCGAACCCGACCGAAGACAAAGCCGCGGCAGCTATCATCGACATGGCTCTTCAGGCGGGGAATATAAACCGAGGTGTGTCGTCGAGGTTCGCACGCGCTGGAGGATACACCGATCTGTTGTCCGACTTCGCCGCCCAAGGGCCGAGCAACCGACAGGCAAACCTCGCCCAGTTCGTTGCCAACCGCTTTGACCCGTCAGGAACCCGGAATCTCTTCAATCAATCCTAATGGCTATCAACGACCCCTTCAGTAACAACCCGTTCTCAGGGTTCTTCGAGGAAGACCCTGAAGGTCAGCGCGCCCTATTCTTCGGCCAGCCCGGAGTTCAGGGGCTCCCGCAGAACACGCGTGCGCAGAGCTTTCTCTCGAACGTCCTGTTTCCACAGGTTAATAATCGCTTCCTCGGCGCGCTCGGCAAACAGTTTCTTGAAGGCGGTACTCCGACACTCACCCGCCGGAACTTCTTCAGCAACCCCGACAACTTCAACGCTCAACGAGAGTTCCTCCGTGCTCCTAGCTATGAGACCGGGCGGAACACATCAGGACTCCTTAGTGCGGGCCGATTCCTACTCCAGCGTTAAAGGTGTTGCTTTGTGACAATGGGCCCGGGAGATCAGTTCCAGCAGGCTCGCCCTCTTAGTTACGTCGACTACCTGCAACAGCAGGCTGACGCAGCTGCACAGCGCCGCGGGTTTCAAGGCGCTCAGATCGCTGATCCAGAACTCTTCTCCCAGAAGATCGCTCAGGCGGCTCAGGTCGAAGAAGAGCAGACCGGCGAACGGTCTCTGACCCGAGACGTGATCGAGAGCGAAGCCAGTGGTGGTGGCGGGAACTACTTTAGTGGAATCCCCTCCTTCGGTGATGTTGGTGAGGCTCTTGGGGAGTCACTGGCCCGTGGCGTTGGCCCGCTGTATAACCGGCTGGCCGGTTCCAACAACCCGTGGGATTTAGTCGAAGCCTTTAATAAGATCACACAAGGGCCGGAAAGCTACAGCCCCGAGACGCGCGAGCGTATGGCTCAGGGTGCAGGCGATCTCGCCACCGACTTCACCGCCGGTTTGAACAACCGTTTCGCGTTCGAGCGTGACCCAAACGCTGGTGCATTTGGGACCACACTTGATATGTTGAACGCCGAGTTTGGTCGACCGTTCAAACCCATCATTCCCGAGTCTGCCGCCGGGTTCCTACCGGAAGGTCCACTCCGTACTGTCGGGGAGGCCGCTACACAGCTCTCATCACCCGCAGACCTCGGACTTACAGCTTTCACAGCCGGTGTTGGCCCTGCTATTGCTCGAAGCACAGCAAACCCTCTGGTCCGTGCTTTCCTCGCCCCGATTGTGGAAGGCGGACTAGGTACACGCATCGCCGCAGAGACCGCCGTAGGAACAGGTGCCGTTCTTGGCGGACAGGAACTCGCTGAACGAGCGCCCGACAATGCGGCTGCGCAAATAGCCGCCGGTCTTGGCGGAGCCCTCGGTGGTGGTGTCGCTGTGGGTGCTGGTCTTCAGGGATTGCGTAGCGCTATTCGTAACGCACCGGGGGCCGCACAAACAGCAGGCGACGCGCTCGCTCCCCGACGTACCGTCACCGCGTTCGCAGACGCAGCGGACGCAGGGGGCGCGGCTCCACGTCCGTTCCGTTCTCACGTTAATCTTCCAGAGCCTCCACCTAAGATTCAGGAGTTAATTGATCTTGGCGGCGGTGTTCGCACAGAAGACTTCATGCTCCAGCCGAATAACGTACCTGCGACAAGTGAGCGTCTAAGGTCTCGCGTCGCTCAAGCAGAGCTTGAATTAGGGCGAGACGCGAATTACAGCGACTCGGCAGCAGCAGAACACTTTGCGCGGGAGATGGACGATCAAGGTATGGATTTCCTTGAGGACTTCCCAAACTCTACGACCGACGAAGTATTTGAGCGGATCGAAGATTTACTGCCAAGCACCATAAATGACGCAGGTGAGCGTGTTGGCATCAATGCCGCAAACACACCGCTCCCTGAACTATCTCGGATTCTGCACGCACGCTCAAGGGAATTGCGCACGAACGCTCAACGGCAAATAGATCAAGTTGGAGACATTGAGGCTCAAGCGATTGAGGCAGCGGTAAGGCGCGGAGAAGAAGCCACTGTTGCAGCACCTCGCCCCGCCGCCCCCGACGTACCGCCGCCTGTGCGAGCTGCTGCTAGGGGAGTTGAGGATGGGGGCGTAACTCGCCAAAGTCTTTCTGAACCACGCACGGGACAGACCGCAGCAGAACCGGGTTACATATACCACACAACGACTAAAGATAACGTCTTCGATATACAAGAAGATGGACTTCGCCCCGGTCTTCCTGAAGACTCGATAGTAAACACAGACACTCCTCAATTAGAATTTCCCGACGGTGGAACAGAGGCACGCGTTTATTTCTCTCCTACCGAGTCTGGAACGATACCGTTCAGCCAAATTGACGCTGCGGTTCTTAGGGTCAAGGCAGAAAATGTCCCCGGTGGAGTAATCACTGAGAGAGGAACGGGAGATTTATTTACTAGAGATTTAGTTGCTCCTGAGAACATTGAATATCTCTCTAGCGACGGAACATGGAAACCTCTCAAAGCACCCGCCCCCGACGTAACCCCGCCTGTGCGTGCTGCTGCCGCCGACGTAACGGGGGGCGCAGGGACGCGAGGTTTCAAAATCGGTGAGGCTCGTGTTGGGCCAAGTGGAGTGCAACGATTCGCCGTAAGTAATGAGGGGTCTAAAGCAGAAGCGTTACTGGAACTGCCTGATGAGAACGGCAAAATAATTGGGTCAATAGTTGACTTTGAGACTGATCCTACAAAACTAAGGCAGGGTTTTGGTGAGGCACTTGTCAGGGACACGATGGAGGCGTTACGAGTACGTGGCGCAACGAGTTTCGAGGTCTTTGCGGAACCGGGGGCCAGTCCTGCTCTATTTAGGAAGATAGGGTTTGAAGAGACGGGCGTTCGGAATCAACTCAGGGACCGTGAAATGGTCTTTGATCTCATTAACGGACCTTCTGTTATTGACGAAACCGAAGTTATTACACCAGAGATGTTTGCTGCTGCTGCGAGGCGCGGAAGAGAGTTGCCGTATGGCGGCGATCCCCTTGACGCACCTCCCGCCGCCCCCGACGTAACGCCGCCTGTGCGTGCTGCTGCTAGGAGGGCCGGGGATGACCCCACTACTGCTGCTTCTCGTAAACAATTAGAGGCGAACGCGAACGCTTCGCAGTTCCCGCCAAGTGTGGTGTGGAGAGCGAACAAAAGGGCTGATATATTCCAGCGGTTCTTTGCAAGGCAGGTTGGGATTGATGACCCACGCTTGAAAGAGTTGCCCAAGATAACTGCGGCGGTGTTGCGGGGTCATGGCCCGTATGCTGACGAGTTTATTAGCCGCCGAATGTCAGAAGAACTTTACAAGCAACTGCGGATTTACCCAGATTCAGAACCTCTAACGGTTATGAAATTCGCTGAAGACGCAGGCTTCCCGATTAGGCCGGACACACTAGGCCCGCTTGCAGCCCACATATGGACCCTAGAGGAACTACGCGCGGCTGCGGTGAACCTTCGTAAAGCTGCCAAGTGGTACCAAGAGAAAGCTAAGACAGACCTTGCTCAACTTGACGAAGTACGGGCGCAGAACTTACTCGACCCGCCCCCCGCCCCCGACGCACCTCCCGCCGCAACGACTCCCGTGCGTCCTGTGGATGAAGTTGCCGAGCAGATTTCACTGGAAGGCACACGGGTGTCAACGCCGGAGCAGGAGTTCGGGCGCATCACTAAGGCCAACCTCGAACAGGTAGACCCGGCAACCCCTGAAGACATCCTTCCCACTGTGGTGCCCGTTCGCTCGATCACAGGGAAGGCGTTTGATGCGATGGTGGACTGCCCTGTGGGTCAATGTTTCAGGAACGCTCGGCGGGTTGCGATTACCGAGTTCCCTGAAGGGCGAGTGATTCACGGAGTTGTGACCGGCACTGGTACAGATGGGGCTCCCAATAAACGGATCACTCACGCATGGATTGAAATTGGCGACGAGGTTATCGAGCCGACAGCCGGAATACGGGTAGCTAAAAATCAATATTACAGCCAGCTTCAGGCTGTTGCGCACAACTCCTTCACGCCCGAAGAAATTCAAATCATCGGCCTCCGTACAGGTAATGAAGGCCCGTTCACCCCAACAGAAATTGCAGGGCGGAAGATAGCCGACGCCGACGTACCTCCACCACCGCCACCACCAGATTTCCCAAAACTGCCTCCAGTTCCCGCCGAACTCCAGCCCATCGCGCGCGTCCGCTCAGAGCCACCAGACTCTCTTGTTCCACAGAAGCCCGGAGACATCGCCAACATCCGTGCGCGATCATCAAGGATAGGTGACTCTGGTGTAGCCGCAGAGCTGGCAGCTCAGAACAGGGCCGATAGGGGCAGCGTGACGGACACACAGGCCAGATTTGCGCACGAGCAAGCTCGGGCAGCTGACGGCGGTGCTCCTCCTCCTCGCCGGGGCAAAGACACCGCCGGTGCCGGTGCTGGTGGCGGTCGTCGTCGACCGGGTCAGGGACAGCCCGCACCAGAAGTGGACCCGACAGAACATCTCCGCGCTGCCACCGATCAGCTAGGCGGCATAAAGGGCGAGCGCTTGGACCAACGCCTACTTGCGCGGCACGAAGCCGCCATGCGGAACCACGAACGCGAAGCTCGTATTTTCAGGGATGAAGTGAACGACGCCCTTGGAGAAGCCGGTTGGGGTGTGAAGCGCTCAGGATCACGCACGGTTATGACGCAAGCCGACAAAGACATCATGGACGAGGTCTATAACGCGCTGCACAATCGCCGTAAAGTTGAAGAGGGCGAGATTACGGTGCCGGAAGGGTATGAGCGTGTCTACGGACTCATTCGGGACAGATACAACGTCGAAGAAGCCGCCACTCTCGACTTTGACCCGAACATGGCAACCGTTCAGGACTACGCCTACCGCGGCTGGAAACCCCTAGAGGGATTTGAAAACGCCCATCGGGACGGCAACGGAATCATCACCGACCCGCGCTTCAGGACTGCCCGGAACAAGGACAGCTATCTTGTGATGCGTAAGAAGGGTTATGAGCCGCTTTACTGGAACCCGGGAGAGCAGGCTCGTGTCCGTCTCCTCATGGGCGCACGTTACCGCGAGCAGATGAACCTTGTAGCGGCGCTCAAGACACTCGGGGGTGACGTTATCCGTGCCACGGCATCGGATGAAGTGCCTAACGGATTCCGAGTACCACTCATCGGGCGGTCCTTTGAGGGCCGTGCGATAGCTGTCGTGGTCGGCGGCGAGCCGAGGACAGTCCTAATCGACCGCTTCTTCGTTCGAGATCACATCGCAAACTCTCTGGAAAACCTGTACGGACGCCACCCGGGAATGGGGAGTATCGGAGGTCCAGACGCACGAATAAACCTCTCGGAGTGGGTTGACTGGCTGACCTTCACCCCGAAAAGGGCGAAGCTCTTCGGCTCCGTCTTCCAAGAGATTGACTTCACGATGCGCCTCTTCAACTCTCACTGGTCACACGCGGTCCACGACCTTATGCGGGGCAGGCCCGACAGGGCTCTTTTGGATGTTGCCCGCTTCCCGAAGGCTGCTCTTGATCTGATCTATGTCAGTGCCAGCCCGAAAGCTGGGGAACGTCTCCGAGAGGCATGGAACAGCACGACGCCGCTATATAAGGGACACCCCGGCGTACACCTGAAGGGAATCTCTGAGTCAGGGCCGGTCGCTCGCGACGTGACGATCCTGCCGGAAAACCTTGACGAGGTTGCCCGCGAGGTTGCCGAAGAGACAGGGCTTGCGAAGTTGAAATCCGTGAAGAGATTCATTGGGATGCTGGAGCGCGCCAAGCGTGACCAACTCTTTGACCGCTTCTATCCAGCGGCGCAGATGATCGACATAAAGAACAACATCGCCCCGATCATCATCGAGATGTACGGAAAGCAGTTGACCGACACCCAGCTGAACGCACGGATCGCGCTCATGGCGAGCATCCGGTACTCCACCATCTCGGCCACTCAGAGCGCCGTACAGAACTCCTTTATACGTGCGCTCCTGACCCGAACGCTCTTCTCTCTTGGTGAGCTTGAAGGACTCATGCGGCAAGTAACCCGAGCGATCCCAATTAAGGGTCAGATTCCACGGTTGGGGCGAAATGATCCCAATCGCTCCAGACTGACCCCGATGAACCAAGGCTTCTTTGCTCACGCAATCGAGAAATTGCAAGAACAGCCTCAGAATTTCGGAGAAATCCTTCCGGTGTCATACCGGCCTGCGGAATCACGCTTCTGGCTAAACCACTGGGCCGGTGTCTATGTCGGGCTGATGGTTTCTGCCAGCGCGATTCACTACGCCACGACCCAGAAGCCGCTGCCTCTTACGAGCTTCTCCCCAATTTCCACCACCGGCTTTGGGCCGTTGCCGTTCGGGTACAACTCGAAGTTCGCAGCGCCGGTCCTTCCCGGGTTAGCTAGTGGCGGACGCAAGTTGACCCTCGACCTTGTTGGGCAGATGG